GGTTGTTACACTGTCCGCTCGTTAGTGACGAGTATGTTGATTACTGGATGGCTCAAAAGAGTGTCCATTTCCGTGACAGTGTCTAAATACCTCTCTAATTCGCTGAGTTGGTCGGTGGACACGCCGTAAAGCGTAGCTATATATTCGGCAGCTTGGGGCCCAAATTCCACAGGGCCGCCCGATTCCATTTTATGTTGGTGTTCTCTCCGATACGACCAACTTCGCTCGTACTGCCGATCGACCCCAACTCGCACCAACATACGGGCAAGCGCACCCAGCACTGGCACGGTGCCCATCTGCGCTGAGTACCCCTTGCCGACTGCACACACGTAAGCTGCTGGGTCGGCCACTGGGTAAGGGCTCACACCCATGCGGCTCAGGATTCGGCCAGGCCTTGGTGCGAAACTCCAGCCCGCACCATTGGGGTATGGCAACATGTTGAGAAAACAGCCACCCGTCCACTGGGCCTGCTTCAATTTGGGCATGAATCCGAGCTTGGCCATCATGGCGTCCAACCCCTCAACCTGCACCCCCTCTTGAGCAATCAGCAACATGTCGTCTCCCATGATGGCAAGAGCCACCAGGTTTTCAAGTTGATGCTGGCTCAGATTGGGGTTAAGTTTGTGGAGGCAGAACCAATGGGTGAGGGCGTTGATGAGTGAGTTTGTGAGACATGTATCTGCCGCACCAGACTTCATAGTCCCTTTGACTCGAAATTTCGTCCCATAAGCCCCCCGTCCTGCGGTGTCGATGGATTGCGCTCGCTTGAATCCTTTGAAATGTTGAGCAAGCGCACCACCCGCGTCGAAGAGCAGACCCATAGCAAACTCTTGCCACTCCTGCGTGATTGTGCTGTCGTAGTTGGTCATGTCATTTTCCCAGAATGATGACCGCTGAGTGCGGTGGCGGGTATACCACTGGCTCAATTGGGCCACGGTTTTACCTGCGGCAAAGAAGATGTGCTGTTGCCATAGATGGTGTAGTTGTTCTTGATACGCCGACACAAATAGGTTCATCCATATGGTGGGGTGGGGCCCAAATGAGCAGATGGCCCTAGGAACAAA